ATGATGCAATATCTTCATTTGACTTGTCTATTTTTTCTTGATTGGCAGAAATTAATTGTTCATTATTCTGCTTCATCTTTGAGATATAATCTTCTTGCAAATCTATCGCATTTTCATTCTTTGACATCTCAAGTTCATTAAGATTTACTTCCTGTTTTAGATCAGATATCTTATTTTTAAGAAGTAAATTCATCGTAGAAAATACTTCAATGTCAAGTAAGTCTTCGATAATTACTCGGCGATCATTTGATTTCAATTGCATGAAAGGTACAAATGATGAACTGCCGAGTATTACAATTTGTGTGAATGACTTATAGTTGAGTTTAAGAATATTCTTTTCAAGATGTTCTTGATAGTCTCTGGCTTTTGAATCTTGATTTATCATCACACCATCAACTTCAATCTCAAAAATATTTGGCTTGATACCTCTACGAACAAGAAAATGTTTTTTACCGATAGAAAATTCTACTTCAGTAATAGCATTCTGTTCGTTAATTGAATTTATGAGTTGTGGTTTTTTTATATTACGAAATGCTTTACCGAAAAGACTAAATGTAAGTGCATCAAGTATTGTAGATTTACCAGAACCGTTTTCACCAACAATCAAAGTTGCTGGATTTCTTTTTAGATCAACTTCAGTAAAAACTTGGCCAGTCGATAAAAAGTTCTTCCAACGAACCTTATTAAAGTTTATCATAATTTGATTTCAATATTGAAATAATTTCTTGAGATTTAGAAAATACGTGTGCGTGTGCTATATCTCGGTTATGCATGAACCTTACTTGCTTACATAATTCATATTCTTCTTCAAGAACTTTTAATTCATCAAGTTTGTCTTTCAGTAAGGAGTTGAGGTTTGTCTCCATTCTCAAATTGGTACTCCGTATCTTTCAATTTATCTTTTATCACATCAATAATATGAGTATTGAGTGTTACGTTTCTCTCATGTGCTTGCATGGCAAGTTTTAAAAAGACATCATCAGATATGTCTAATTCAATAGATTTCATTTCTTCAGGCTGTGATTTCATAATCCAATGCTTCATTGTAGAGTGTTCTTATAAGATTGTCAAGTTCTTTTTTATTCTTCTGAATGTTCAATGTGTCTATGTAGTTACTCAATATGGTCAAAGTATCTTCGGCCTCATCAACTACGGATTCATCATCCTCAAATTCAAGATCAACATTCTCAACCACAGAGACATCTGCGACATCCGCTTTGTATAACTCATCGAGCATTGTATCAAACCAATACGGATTGTTCTTTTCAGTAACAATAACTTTAACGATTGTTCCTGTGTATATACTATAATCTCTTTCTTTAATAGTCTCAAACGTTTCTTTGCTATCATCGTAATAAACCTTGTAAAACATATGATACGGATTTTGTATGAATTCTAGTTCTCTCGTATCCGTATCGAACACATGAAAACCTCTTGCATCACCAAAATCAGACCAAGTTATTTCATAAGGATTACCAAGATATGTGATACCACCTTGTGTAGATTTGTGATGAAAATGCCCACTAAAAACTAAATCAAATTTAGAGAACATGTCTGCACCAAAACCTGCATCACATATTTGACCACGATGCATCTCAAAACCATTGATTTCAAGATGACCCATCATAATTTGTGCAGAAGAATTATTGATTGCATCCATGCATTCTGTATAATTATCTGAATTAATCCACGGCATCATGAGAATTTTAGTACCGTCAAACTCTTGTTCTCTTGGGCTTGCGTAAATCCACGGCTCAAGAATATGATCTGAGGTACTAAAAAGTTCTGTAAGTGAATTGACCTGATTTGTATTTTTGTAGTAGATATCGTGATTGCCGACAATCATATGCGTGTCAACGTTCATCTCCCACAATCGTTCTACAAAATTTTCTCTCAAATCATTTGCGGTCTTAAAGTTAATGTATTTTCTTCTATCAACGACATCACCTAAATGTATGCATGTTTTAATATTATGATCATCAATATAAGGAAAAAATACATTGTCATAAAACTTCGAGAAATAGTCTGCAAAGATTACACTATCGTTTCTCGCACCCCAATGTGTATCCGTAATAAGTGCTATTTTCATATAGAATATATGCCTGCGTATTTTGCAACTTCTTTTTTAGGTTTTCTTTTGGCCGCCTTTTTCTGTTCAAATTCAGCAATAAAATCACCTATCATTATTCTCATATCATTAGATGCTACTTCGGTCATAAACTCACCAGAAGTATCATACTGTCCATGTTCAATATTATCTTCAAGATAGTGCATTCGCTCCATCTCTTTATACTTCACATATAAATGCTTCTTTTCTTTTTGTATTCTACGAATAAAAGCATAGTAAATTATCTGTGTAAAATACGCAAAAGGATTTTGTGATTTATCTGGATTAAAATTATGCACATACTGTAAACAATTTTCTATGCCGTCAGATATCATATCATCTTTAAAGACATAATTGATGAAGTTTGGTCTATAAGATAATCGTTGTGCAATTAGAAGAAAACACTCACCAATATAATCAGGTAGTGGTGGTTTATCTTCGCCATTTTTTTCTGCAAGTTCAATTTCAGTCCTGTAATTAATCAGGGCTTCTAAAAAATCTGCATTATTTACGTAGTGCTTTGTTTTAGCCATTAGTGACTCCTTTCATTGTCGAATAGTATAACATATTATAGGAAAAAGTCAAGGGCTTGACAAATGCTTGACAATGTGTTATTATAGGTATGTCCCGTTTGAGATAACTAATTTATAAGTACATCAGGTATATTAGTGTCTTCGAACTCTATTACATCTTCTAGTTTTGTATGATGTTCTAATCCTTTTATATACATTTCTTTATACTCATCATTTAGATTTGCCATTGTAATTACTGACTTTGCTTGTAATGGCACTTCTTCATCATCAGAGAACGGTATCCACGGCATGAACCCAAAGTGTACGTGATTTTCGTCTTCTTTCATAGAAAGTTTCAGAGGTCTTTTTAACTTAAAGAACCCTGTCTTCTCTTTCGAAAATTCAATTTCAGCAAATATGTGATCTCCATTTGTAAGATGAATATATTTATACGTGGACATATCACTCTCCGATTGGTATTGTAAGAATTTTGTATTCGAATTGCTCTTCATTGTATATTTTAATACGTTCAATGAAATGGTTAAGAGTGTAGTTTTTATGAGACTTGTAAGATAGATCATCGGCAACATCATATAATACCGCAACATCTTTCTGTTCATTCTTTCTCAATCCTCTTCCTATGCTTTGCAGATTTCTTATACGAGATTTAGATGGGGAAGCAAAAATGACATTATGAAGATTAGTGATATTGATGCCAGTAGAAAAAGTGCCGTAACTCGCAACGATGATGGCATTTGACTCGGACTCAACGATTCCTCGAATTTGCTCTCGGTCGTTTGTGTCGGTTCCTCCATAGACGAAAAAGACTGGTCGTTCATTTGTTTTATCCTTTATCAAATCATATAAAATTCTACCGTGTCTCTCAACCAGTTGAAATAATATCAACGTATTAGTATTTAGACTGAGTGCTAGATTGCGTATAAAGTTATTTCTTTTCTCATTTGATACAAGAAAATCTATTTCTTCTTGATAGTTTGCACCTTTGAGTGCTTTGCATATCTCATCTGAATATTGCAAGACCAATGCTTTGATCTCAAACTGTGATAGTGTCTTGTTGTCAATCAGTTTCTTTGTTGTTGTGACTTTATAAACAGGTCCGAACAATCCTTCCAACGCAAGGCGGTGTGTTTGTGTGCCGTCAAGCGTTCCAGTTGTACCAAAACGATATCTGGTATTGACTGTCTTTTCCATGATTGCAGTCAAAGATTTTGCCTTGAACTGATGTGCTTCGTCACCTATAATCACATCAAAATCTGAAAAATAATTGAGTGGCATTTTATAAAGAGATTGCCAAGTTGATATGAATATAGGTTTGTCAGATACTTTGTCATGGCCAGAATAAATCATGTGTGTATTCTCTGCAACTTGCCAACGATCTTTCTTTGCATAGTCTGCAAAATCAGAATTCATTTGTGCCACGAGAGATGTAGTAGGTACTATAACAATTGCTTTGAAATTTGTCAATCTCATTTGATAGTGTCGTAGCAACAAATATATGATAAGTGATTTACCAGATGCGGTCGGTGAGAGTAACAACGCACGTTCATTATTAATTGAGTGTAGAAATGCATCTCTCTGATAGTCTCGTGGTTCTATTTCAAGATTAAGAGAACGCACGAGTCTTTCATAGTCATTCTCATTATAACCATTTACGTTTTTTGGATTTGTTTTGTAGTCTATTTTATATTCACGTTCTGAAGCAAATTTCTCAACATAATCTATGAGACCACTGTATAGATATTTGTTTTGTAGATTGTAAAGTCGTATTTTACCATCCCATATCTTATTCCGATATGATGGCATAAAACGATATCCTGGAACAAAGAATGTGAAAAAATCACTCAATTCTCTTGCGAGTCCAGGTTCGGCTTGCACCGTCATGAACACTTCATTCTTTTTGTCTATAAGCAGTGTATCATGTTCGTATAGCATTGTACCAACATTTCGGGCTCGCCCATACGTTATCTGCACTAATCCAAAACTCTGAAAAGCATTCACCT